TGAGTATGTTCAAGTAGCTTAATAGGAGATAGTCATGGCTGATGCTGTAGCTTCACAAACGATTCAAGATGGCCCCCGAAAGGCCATCTTTCGTTTTACAAATGTAAGCGACGGTACTGGCGAGGCTGCTGTAAAGAAGATAGATGTATCTGCTCTTTCAGTAGACCCAGTATCTGGTGCCGCATGTTCAAAAGTAACAATTGAAAAGATTTGGTACACCAACATTGGCATGGGTGTAAAGATATTTTTCGATGCAGACACTGATGTTTTAGCATGGCAGTTGAATGCAGATTACTCAGACGAATTAGATTTTAGCGAATTTAGTGGTATTCCAAATAATGCTGGCACCGGAGTTACCGGCGACATTATGTTTACTACGGTTGCTCATAGCAGCGGCGATGTCTATAACGTCTGTTTGAGTGTGATTAAACATTACGGATAAATCTATTGAATCAATTTGATCAAAAAATACTTGAATGTTTTCATTCATTTACAGATCCAAAAGACTTAATAAGGATTCGTATTTCGTTGGATCACGAAGAACGATATGTGATTTTTGAAACATATTCTGTTATTCCGCTTGCTCACAAAATGTTACTTGAGCAATTTTTAAATACCCCTGTAGAGTCATTAAAAACTATGGCTAAAGGTCTTTGTAGAGAAATGAGGGTAGTTGGATGAAAGAAAGCAAAATGCCGATGGTTGAAAAAGACGGCAAAATGGTTCCTGAGTTTGCTGCTGATGGCATTGGCAAAATGAAAGATGGAGGCATGGTTAAGTACCACACAGAGCCTCGTAAAGGCGCTGTGCATCAAATGGATCGTCGTGGATATGGCGCAGCTAGAAAGCCTTAATAAAGAAGATACAGAGGCCTCTATAAGGCAAGAAATTAGGTCTTGGTCTAAGAGCGCTTTAGAGCAGCCAATAAAAGAGATTAAGGGATTATCAGGGTGTCCATACGCAAAAAAGACATGGCAGGACAATAAAGTTAAAATAGCGTTTAAACACAGTGAAAGTTTTGCTGTTGTTTATGATGCCATAGAAAATTTTGATGATGACTATGACATTACAATAGTTGTTGATTTGGATTATGAGCAAGATGTTCATATGTTCCATCAAAGAGTAGAGGCTATAAATTACTCTATTGGTTACGGAGCATATGATGATGTGAATGTTTGGGTTATGTCATCACATCCAGATGATGATAGTAACAATGAAAGTAATGATGATGGAGACTTTGTTCAACACAATGATTACGATTACGCAATGTTGTATGTTCAAAGACTTGATCATTTGCAGGAGTCTGCAAACAAGTTAAAAAATACAGATTATTATTCGTACACCTTTGGGTCAAGCGAGCCTAATCATGTGTTTTTGCTAAGAGAGAAGTTTTATCAAAACCTTAAGGAGGTTCAAAATGGCTGGGATGAAAAAGAAAGGCGTTATGAAGAAGCGTCCTAAGAAGATGGGCGGCGGCGGAATGGCTAAGAGAGGCGTTGTAAAGAAGCGTCCTACGGGCATGAAAGCTGGAAAGTCTGTAAGAAAAGCTGTTAAAAAGAAGTAGCAGTGAATGTCAACCTATGCATTTAACTTAGATCTCGGAGACGCGATAGAGGAAGCTTTTGAACGAGCGGGATCTGAGTTAAAAAGCGGATACGATTATCGTACTGCTCGTCGCAGCCTTAACCTCATGTTTCTTGAGTGGCAGAATCGTGGGCTTAATTTATGGACGATCAAAGAAGGAACGCAGTCATTAACTGCTGGGACTTCACGATACGCTTTAGATGGAAAGATACTCGATATTGTTGAAGCGTTTATACGCACAAACTCAGGTAACTCATCAACACAAGTAGATCAAATGCTTACACGCATTTCGGTCAAGCAGTATTCGCATCTTACAAACAAGTTGACTAGCTCAAAGCCATTGCAATTTTGGCTTGAAAAAACAGATAGCGGTAATGCTATTAATTTATGGCCTGTACCAGATTCTACAGAGCCGTATGTTTTGACGTTTTACTATATGGAACGCATAGCTGACGCTGGATCAACAGGGTCTACTAATCCAGAGGTTCCATCAAGATACCTGCCATGCTTAGTTGCAGGTCTTGCATATCAAATAAGTCTAAAAAAACCAGAGCTTGCATCAAGGATTACGCTGCTAAAGCAATTGTATGAAGATGAGTGGCGGTTGGCTTCTGATGCAGATAGGGAAAAGTCATCACTATATTTTGTTCCCGGAGGGTATAGATATTGAGTATTTATGCTAGGGGCAAATATGCGTTTGGATTTTGTGATGTAACTGGATTTCGATACAAGCTTAGAGATCTAGTGCCATTAATTCGTGATGGTCGTGATACAGGCTTTAGAGTTGGTTATGACGTTCTAGATAAAGATAATCCTCAGTATGAGCTTGGTCGTATGAATATGTCTGACCCTCAAGCTCTTAGAAATCCAAGACCAGATAATTCACTTAGTGCTAGCAGAAGGCTTGGGTCATTTGATCCGGTAGGCGGCGGCATTACAGAGCTTGGCTCTAGGACAGTAGGATTAGATATTACTGGTGAAGTTGGAACAGTTACAGTGGTGATAGGCTAATGGCTTGGACATACACAACCCTTATTCAGGCAATTAAAGACTATACAGAAAACACAGAAACAG